ACCATGACGGTCGACGAGGTAAAGAAGCTGCTGAAAATCTATTATGACATCCCGGCCATGATCGCCGAGGAATGGGCTACCATCCGCCACTGCGAAGCCGAGAAAAATGAGATAACACTGCCGCCCGTCAACCTTTCTGGGATGCCGGGCGGCAAAGGCATGACTGGAGACAGGACAGCCTCCATGGCGCTAAAGGACCAGGCACGGTTCTATGAGCAGGAGGAGATGGCCTGCCAGAAGCGAATAGCCGATCTGCAGGAGAAACGGAACTGGCTGGGCGTCGCGCTGGGGAAGTTGGATCCGACCGACCGGTACATATTGGAATTGCGGTACATGGGTGACCAGCGGAACCGGAAATACACCCGTCGGCCGACGTGGAAAGAAATTGCAGACAAGGTGAACTACAGCGAAAGCCGGGTTAAGCAAGTGGCAGGCGCCGCCATCTTACGGTTGGCCATGATGTCCGACCAGATTGTGTTTCCCGGAATGATACGCTGAAAAAGCTGTACGTTTCTGTACGAAACTGCCCGTTCTGCTCCTTTTATTTGTGCTACAATATAATCAGGGAATTTCGGGAGGGCGTTCGGCGATGGCCGGGCGCTTGTTATTTTTAATATACAATAAAATTTTCTTATGTGGTATAATATTGCAAACAAGATTTATCACTAAGTTGAACGCAATATGAAAGGAGGCGAACTATGAGCAAGCTATTTAAGCTGTCAATGTTTTTGACGTCCTTTTATCCGCTGTGGTTGTCAATAATAATTGAGGATATTATTAGCATTTACAAAGAAAAATACATTAAAACAGAGATTATTAGCATTATATCTATACTATTTATGAGTGCGATTGCAACATTTATAGTGTTAAAATCGTTAAAAGTGGTTGAAAGTAAAAGCCCAGATCCTGGAACATATTATATCGTCAGTGCACAAAAGATAAAGGGGCTTACTTCGGAATTCCTGCTTGCTTATATTTTGCCATTTTTTGCATTCGATTTTACTAAACTAGATAGTGTAATTCTTTTTTTAGTTTACTTTTTAACATTAGCATTTTTATGTATACGTAATGATAATATTTATGCTAATATATTACTTGAGATCAAGGGATATCATTTTTATAGATGCTCATTAGGCGAAAATGACCAGCAAGAACAGGAGAAACCTATTCAAAAAACAATTTTGAGTAAGCGTGAGCTAGATAGCAAGTTGGGACACTTAATTGAAATTTATGATTGGAATGAGATTTTAACACTCGACAAAATTACTCAAGAGGTTTAGATGCAGGAACTTCACAGAGCGCATTGTCATTAATAAAGTCGATTCTAGTTTTGTCACAAAGTGTTTTGACTAAACGTGCCTTTAGCTTTTCATTCTTGACAATAAACTGATTTTTACTGTTTAAAGATATTCCTAATTTTTCAGCTACTTTTTTGCGCATAGGTATTTTTTGAATTGCTTTGAATTTTTCATCATTAAATGTAGCAAATCTACGAGGATAATAGCCACAAGTAGCAGCACTTTCAAAATCAGGAAAGTCTTCAATGATATCAGCCTTAGAAATTTCTTGAAGCTTATCAGAACATTTCTTTCGATATGATTTCTCAAGATTTAAAAATCGTTCACAATTTGAAGAAATCATATAAACAGTTTGATCAATAATTAATATATCAAATGTGTTTGTAAAATTGAACAACGTTTCAGTAACTTTTTTTAATTCGCGCTCATAAGCCTTAAATATTTTTTTGTTTTTAAAGTTATAAAAAGGAGTTTTTATAGTTATGAAAGAAATTATATGTTCAGTCGAACCATCTTCTTTGTAACTTCCTTGAATTAAATAACTATTACATTTCATATCTTTAAAACAAGTTTTGTTGTTGACATGATGCAGACTTTGTTGTAGTAATTTGATACTCTCATTAATGAGAGTATCACTTATATTAAATTTATTAATCACTTGATTTGGATTATAAGGGTTATAACTCTCTACGCTTTCTTTTTTCGGCAAAGTCTTTTCTATAAAATAAGTGATGGATGAATTTACTATATCTAATATAGAATTGGGGTCTGAGAAGCTTATAGGGAAAGCTTCGTACTCTATATTTTGTTTTCGGTTAAGTTGATAATTAATTGCATATAATCTCCAGTTGCTAACATCATGACAATGAGACATGGCCGTTTTGATTATAGCCAATGACATAGTATATTCCTCCCTTAATTCTCAATTTATAACAATTATACACCATAATTCGTGTCCGGTATACAATTTATTACTATTTTAATGCCTTGTGCCAAAATAATTTCACATATTCAACCGAGTTATCAACATGTTGTATTTTTAAGTTTTACATTGTCAATATCCTGTGGGCGACCTTCGGGCCGTCCTTTTTCATGCCATTTTCGGGAAGGTGACCGGCAGTGTGCAGTCCAAAATGTGTCTGGAATGATTACAGGCGTACCGGGGCGTGGGCGTGTATGCTGCCACGGTGCCCGTATGAAACTGTGAAACGAGGTGGTGAGCCGTGTGGCGAAAGGAAAATATCAAAAGTGGCTGACACCAGATGGGCGCACGCTGTTGGAGGCCTGGGCACGGGACGGCCTAACTGATGAACAGCTTGCCCACAACATGGGAATTCGCCGTTCTACTCTTGCCGATTGGAAAAAGAAGTATCCGGACATATCGGACGCCCTAAAAAAGGGTAAGGAAGTTGTTGACGTCGAGGTCGAGAATGCACTTTTAAAACGGGCAAAAGGCTTTGAATTTACCGAAACGAAAATTGAGCAGAGCAAAAAAGACGGTCGCAAGGTTACGCTTATTAAGCATACTGTCCCGCCTGAAACTACTGCTGCTATCTTTTGGCTCAAAAACCGTAAGCCGGAGCAATGGCGGGATAAGCAGCCTGAGAACCAGTCCGGCGTCGATACCGAGGACGACCCGATAACGAAGTCACTCAAGGAGGATTTAAGTAAATGAGCCTATCTGAAAAGCAGCGCGAAATCCTCCGTTTTCCGTATTCCGGTAAATCCGCGTTGATCTGCGATGGCGCGATCCGCTCCGGCAAGACGTCCGTCATGTCGCTGTCGTTTATCCTGTGGGCGATGGGTAACTTCTCCGGGCAGAATTTCGGCATTTGCGGCAAGACAGTCATTTCCGCCGAGCGCAATGTCATAAAGCCGCTGATGGGGATTAAATATCTGCGCGAACAGTTTACTCTGCACTTTGCAAATCACGTCCTGACGGTGTCCAGAGGTCATAAAACAAATACGTTTTATGTCTTTGGCGGTAAAGACGAAGCATCCTATATGCTGATTCAGGGCGTCACGCTGGCCGGGGTTCTTCTGGATGAAGTTGCCCTGATGCCGGAATCATTTGTTAACCAGGCATTGGCACGGTGTAGTGTGGAAGGTTCAAAATACTGGTTTAACTGTAACCCCGAGGGGCCTATGCATTGGTTTTACCGTGAGTGGATCCTTGACCCGAAACACAAGCATAACGCCAAACACTTGCACTTTCTTCTAGACGATAACCCGTCTTTGAGTGAGGCAAAAAAGCAGGAGTATTACAACGACTATTCCGGCGTTTTCTACGACCGGTATATCCTCGGCAAGTGGGTGGCGGCGGACGGCCTGATTTATCCCGATGTTGCCAACGGGCAGGGCATTGTAGAACCCGCCGACCGGCAGTATGTAAAATATTACATTTCGATTGACTACGGCACGCTGAACCCGTTCAGTGCGGGGCTGTACGGCCTGTACAGGGGTGTCTGGTACCGCTTCGACGAGTATTACCATTCCGGCAGGGAGACGCGCCGGCAGCTTACCGATGCAGAGTATTATGCCGAGGTTGAGAAGCTGGCGGGGAAGCGGTATATCAGTAAAATTGTTATTGACCCGTCCGCGGCGTCCATGATCGCAGAAATCCGGAAGCACGGGCGGTTTACGGTCCGGCAGGCAAACAACGACGTGCTGGACGGCATCCGTGAGACAGCTGCGGCCTTTAAGTCCGGCCGGCTGAAAGTCACCAAGAACTGTTCCGGCGCCATCATGGAGTTTTCCGCGTACCGCTGGGACGACAAAAAGCAGGAAGACAAGCCGGTCAAGGAAAACGACCACGCGATGGACGAAATCCGCTATTTCGTGAACACGGTCATGGTGCATCACGGCGGCACAACGATAGGGGGGTGGTGAGAACTTGAACACGGATATTGATTTTCGGAATCTGGCGCAGATCCGGCAGGTCATCCAGAATTACCTTTACAGCGACGGATGCCAATATGCGAAATTTGTAGTGCAGGCGCAGCAGGGGTTCGATTACTATGACAATCAGGATAAGATTAAGCAGTCCGGCGCCGCGGCAATCGACGAGGTAAACAAGTTTTTGAAGCTCAAAGGCTCCAACCCGCTGCGCAGCGCCGACAACCGGCTGAGTATGAACCGGCACCGGACGGTTGTGGACCAGAAAGTCGGGTATCTTTTTTCCGTCCCGCCGCAGTTTGATCTTCCGGCGGATAGCACGGAAAACGGCGACAAGGCTTTGCTGCAGCGTGTCAATGACGCAATCGGGACGCAGTGGCCGAAGGTTATACGCCAGCTGGGTATCGACGCTTCCAACACCGGCCGGGCGTGGCTGACATACTGGAAGGACAACGAAACCGGCGTGTTCGATTATTGGTATTTAAACCCGATGACCGTTGTCCCGATTTACGACCGCAGCACGGTCAAAAAGCGGCTGAAATACTTAATTCGGGTTTATTCATTCAATGATGCCGCCGGCCATCCGGTAACACGATATGAGCTGTGGAGCGATACGCAGGTTGCCTATCTGATCCGCCCGGAAGCGTCGGGGACGGCACCAAAACCGGCGATTACCTATGACACGCTTCCCGATGGAAACTGGAATATCCAGCCGCACCAGTATGGTCGGATTCCGTTTATTGAGTTCCGGAACAATGCCAAGGCACTGCCGGATCTCATCATGTATAAGGATATCATTGATGCGCTCGACAAGCTGATGTCCGGGTTTGCCAACGATATTGACGACCTTCAGGAAATTATCTGGGTTATTAAGAACTACGACGGGCAGAGGGCAGCGCCGGTCTACGGCAAAGACGGAAAGCAGGTGCTGGACGAGGATGGCCGCCCGGTTATGCACCCGGTTGACCCAATAAAACTCATGAAGGCCAAGAAGTGGATTGGTGTCGATGACAAGGGCGGGGTGGACGCGGTCCGGGGAGAAATTCCATATCAGGCCAGGCAGGTGTTCCGTGATATCCTCAATGACGAGTTCTGGACGGCGGCAATGGCCGTCAACCCGAGCCCGCCGACCGCCGGGAACCAGTCGGGCGTGTACATTGATTATCTGTACGGGCTGCTGGAACTGAAATCCGGCCTGATGGAAACGGAATTCCGAGATTCTATCGACGAATTTCTCCGGGCAGTCCTGCACAATCTCGGCGCGGATGAAAGCAAGCAGTTCGTTCAGACGTGGAAACGCACAAAGCCGCAGAACGCGACCGAGATTTCACAAATTATCGCCCAGACACCGGACACGGTAATGTCGGACGAAACGAAAACGAAGGTTCATCCGCTTGTCACCGACTGGCAGGCGGAGCGGGCGCAGATCAAGAAAGAGCAGGCCGACAAGGAAAAGAATATGCTTGACCAGTTCGGGCCGCAGGCAGGAGCGCAGGGGGCGGGAAAGCCGCCGGGAAATAATGCGGAAGACGGTGATTCCTGATGCCTTCCTATTGGGAGCAGCGCGCGATCGACAGCATTGGCCGCATGGAGTCCGCCGTCAACGGCCAGATTCCCGACCTTGTGAAAGCATTTGAGCAGGCACGGAAAGACCTCAATGACAAGGTCTTTTATTTTTTTACGCGTTATGCCAAGAACAATAAAATCACGCTGGACGAGGCGCAGAAAGCTCTTTCCCTCTCGGAGCTGCGGGACTTCCGCGGTGACCTTGCGGAGTATGAGCGCCTTGCCAAGGATTCCATTGGTACGTTCAACTTGCAGGTTGACAACCTTTCCGTAAAAGCCCGCGTGACCCGTTATGAGGCGCTCCTGACGCAGTGCGACGGCATCCTGCAAAAGCTCTATCAGGAGCAGAAAAAGCAGATGGAGGGCAAGGCAGCGGATATCTATACGTCGGAGTATTACCACCAGCTTTTCGATATCGAGCAGTACACGGGATTCAAGTTTCCGTATTCCCAGCCGGCCGCCGCGGCCATCCGGAAAGTAATCGAGCAGCCGGTTTTCGGCATGGATATTTCGGAACACCTCTGGCGGCAGGATATTGACACGGGCTTCCGGATCCGGCAGGCGCTGAACAACATGTTCGTGACCGGTCGGCCGCCGCAGGATTTCGCGGATCAGCTCCAAAAGCAAATCGGCGCCGTGCGTGTGGATAAAGCGGGGAAAGTTACCGGCACCGGCAAAAAATATGAAGCGTACCGGCTGCTGTACAATGAGTCCGCGCACGCGGTCAACCAGGCACAGCTCCAGGCATACCGCGACGACGGGATCGACGAATTTGAAGACATGGCAACGCTGGATAAAAACACCTGCGAGACCTGCGCTTATTATGACGGTAAGCATTATCCGGTCAAAGACGCCGTCGAGGGTGAAAATCATCCGTCTTTTCATGTCAATTGCCGATGCACCACGGCTCCATATATTGCCGAGGCGTCCGGTATTGCCAGCACGCGCGCTTCCCGCGACCCGGTAACGGGCAAGAGCGTACCGACTACGGCGCAGACTTACGACGAGTGGAAAGCAGAGCAGGACAAATTTCACGGTGCGGGTACGGTGGAACGCGAACGGAAGAAGGCAAAGAATGAGACTTCCGATTTCAAGCAGTACCAGGGCATGAAATCGGTTTTAAAAGAAAATTCTCCGAAATCCTTTGCTGAATTTCAGAATTTGAAGTATAATGATCTTGATAAATGGAATGGACTAAAGCAGGCCGTTACTGACCAGAGAACCCGGAATGCAATCAAAGGCGGCAA